TAGAAGAGCTGCACAAACAGCGAGGAAAAGATAATGACTAAACTATGTCCAAGAGGTAAAGCCGCAGCAAAGCGTAAATTTAAAGTTTATCCGTCTGCATATGCGAACGCATACGCTTCTAAAATTTGTGCTGGTAAGATTAAAGATCCATCTGGTGTAAAGAGAAAAGATTTTAGAGGTCCTAAAAAAGCTGAAGGTGGTAGAATCTATAAAGCTGGTGGTGGACTTACTGAAGCTACACAAAGACTAAAACGACAAGGTTTAGGTATGGGTGGTAAAGCATGCATACAAATAAAAGGATTTGGTAAAGCAAGAAGACCAAATAGATAACATGGCAAAGAACGGTTTAGATAAATGGTTCAAACAAAAATGGGTAGATATTGGGAGCAAGCGAAAAGATGGTTCATTTGCAAAGTGTGGCCGTTCAAAACAAAAGAAAGACGCGAAGAGAAAATATCCCAAGTGTGTCCCACTTGCAAAAGCAAGATCGATGTCAGAAGGCCAAAGAAAATCTGCCGTTGCAAGGAAACGGGCAGCTGCCAATGTGGGACCAAAACCAACTAACGTAAAAACTTTTGCTAAAAGAACTAAAGCTGCTAAAGGTTATGCAGCAGGTTACATGGGTAAAAGTATAAATAGTGAGTATGGAGGAGTTAAATTATCTAATCCATCTTACGTAAAATATTACAAAGGCATGTTGTCGTGAGAAGTTATTATTCAAAAGGCACAATGCCTGCAAGAAACAAAAAAAATTTTAGACCCACTAAAAAAGGGGCTGGAATGACAAGAG